CTAAAATATAAAATAATAATTTAATAAAAATAACTCTTAAAGCCACCAAAGTTTTGGCTTGCGTTTTCTTTCGCAAGTGTTGTACGACTGATTCGCACTCTGATCTAAAACCCTCCCAACTGGAGGTAAAATTTACAATCCGAAGATTGACTTTCACAGACGCTATGCGCTCAGTCTCGCAACACACATAACACATGGTATGTGTGCTCCGACAACACCTTTAGGGTGCGGGGAAGGGATAATATCCCAGGGGGGCTCCGATATTGTATCCGAATGAAAAATCTTCTCCAATAGATCTGTACACTTCACAGTCCATAGAATTACTAATACCGATTTCGGTACCATAATTATACGGTTGCTCAGCGCCAACGACTTCAGGGTCAGCTGCAATTGGTTCTCCAACAGCAGTCATTTGAACTGGAATTTCTTGGTAGAAAGGAACATCTATTTCGAGAGTTCCCTCAATATAAGGAATGTATTTTACAAGGGGAGCACTATTTTCGACTCCAGGCCAATCAGTGATAGGTTGTACTGTTTCGAAAGTAGTTTGGGTAATAGAATGCATATCAGTAGTATAAGGCCGAAGTCGCACATCAGGAAAATCCACAAGGGTTGTTCCAGCTGGTACGAACATCATTCTCATACTTCCTGAGACCATTCTATAAAGATAACTTACATAATTATACAAACCGTCGACGGGACCCGATTGGTCTAGTTCGACGCTAATAAAATTCTGAAAATTGTCATTGGTGTCATATGGACGAATCATATTGAGATTGCCAGCTGTCACAGCCGGCAAAATCGCCTTATATCGTCCATATCTTTTGAGACATTGTCTCAAAGATGTGATTGCTTCTCCCATACCGAGTATGTTTGGATTGTAATCCTTCATCTTCTTGCTTTCAAAGAAAGACTGCATTTGTCCACTGACCCTTCGTACATAGCGATCGGAATCACTTGATGTAATATGGCCTTCGAACTGTTCATGACTGATCATCATCGGTTTGACAACATCAGATTCAGTGAGAAAAGCATATTGGAAGTCTTCACCACAACTAGTTTCGACTAGAAATTCAATTGTGTTGGAGGCAATAGATGGGTTTCTCAACTGATTCAGTACTTGTACGTAAATCATGCCGGTAGGCCTGTCATAAGAGACTGCTGACGGAACAATTGTAGAAATACTGTGATCAAGTTTCTTCCAAAGTGTATTGGATACATAAGGAACTTCAAACTCGAACTCTGCCGTGTCACGGATGTCAAAAATCTGATTATAACATTTGTTAAAATCAATCATAGTGACATCCGATCCAAGTTCAGCCATAGGGACAAAGAACACACGAATACGACCAGAATGAAAATTCGTCTTCACAACCTTGAAATGATATCTCAAAGCTCCTCGCCAAAAGCCGAAGATGCGAGAGAGATAACTAGCAAAAGTGTGAAAGAAAATCAATCCTGGTTCGTAAGGTGAAGCTGCAATTTTCTTCGTGCAAGCACTAGGAACTACAGGCCATCTCCAAATGGTTGTGCCACTGATTTGAGTTTGATCCATTGTGAATCGATCGACGTAAACCGGTTTCTGTAGAATTGTTGCCAATGCCATCTCATCATCTTTCGTGGCAAAAGCATGATAAGGCACACAAATTTCGTTACGTGCGTCCAGACCGAGTGGTTTTGATTTAGTGTCACCGTTGAAGTTCGTCATATGACGAACCAAAGATGGTTGTACAATTGTCGCAAAGCTAGGGTCGGTAGGTCGAGACCATCCGAACATGCCTGCAACGCCTGCAACAGCATCTGCGGCCCACTGAACACCATTCGCAATTTCAGCAAGTCCAGGGATTCGTCCAACTGCAGCTGCAATTGTAGAAGTCGTGCTGGCGATGCTTTCGATCGTTCCTTTCGCAGGTTGTTCTTTTTCTTTCTTCATTTGTCCTTCAACAACACGGATAGCAGGCATCACGAGACCAGTAGGCATTTGAAGATCAATGTTTTCAGCACTGATCCATACCGTTCCATCAACTGACGTCTGCGATTCTGATGCCCCAGATGAAAGCCTTGAATACACAGTACATCTAAAACTACCAATCAGAGATCGGTGAGTAATAGTATTGTAGTGTGAAACTAGGCCAACATATGGGATAACAAGTTCTGCAGCAGTCGATGTTGACAGATCGAGATCGACATGTCTATATCCAGTGATACCCCCGAAGTGTGAGGTTGAAGTGACTTGATTATTAGTGTGTGGCATGTTGATTGTGAAAGGACTAAACCATAGAACAACACGTCCGGCATTGAACGGTTGTGCATTGAATTGAACCCTAACACGGAAATCACATCGAAGAAACGTGAAACCCTGCAATTTTTGATTGATCATCGGAATATCAATCCATGTTCTTGGCAATTCATTTCCTGGTTGCGCAAAACTAGGATTGATAAGTTGCGCACCGACATTATCAGTCTCTTTCCACACAATTCCTTCAAGAGGAATTGGACGTGATAGAAAACCGACTATGTCGTTGACCAAACCATCATTAGCAGTAGAGAGATAATCGTTAATCGGAGTGATGGAAGGAAGCTCCAACGAAGCAACCACACCATCTTCCTCAAAACGAACAGTCTCCTGTTGACGTATTACTTCGGCATGCAATCCTTGCATACCCTCACTAGGTGCTGTCTGCGTTGTTTCGAGTGCAGACGAACTCGCCATATAGGTGTTAGTATTATTTTGTGAATCCATGAATGATACACTGATGTTGGGATAAAGTGATTATAAGCCAAGAATAAAATCCCTAATTCATGACTCGCCCTGCATTTGACATTGCTGTCTAAGGTAGCGCAGTACTACCTATGTTGGAGGCTGGTGAGGAAATACCAGTGCTTTTGGTTATTGTGCATCAATTCGAAAATTGCTGGAATTAAACCCTCAAGTCCCCCTTTGGCCTTCCGAAGAAGGCCGTGGCCATCCGGAGATGGCCAAAGTTAACTACTCTTTACTAGGACCAACGATTATGGTACAACTTTTATATGAGGTTAACAGTACTTCACAGCTTCAATCCTTTGGTAATCATCATAAGTCTCAAAATTGACAGATACTCTTTCTGAGAGAATTCTCCTTGCTTTTTCAAACGCAGGTAGTTCCCTATCAAAAGTCTCTCTGTCATGCTGTGCAAGCTCGACTACAGCGTTGCACAATACTTCAGCTGTTAGGTCAAACGGATCGATGGTACCTTTATTCCACATCGCCATTTCTCTGATAGTTTCGAGTGCAAGTGGTGCCCGAAAGCGACACTGCACATCATCCCATCGAAATGTGCGTTTGAGGAAGTTGATATCATCTCGACTACGAAACGGAACAATCACTCCAGTCTTTGCTTCATCTGTGTATTCCATACCAAACGTTGCGTAGGCTTCAGTGATTGTCACTTGATTAAACCACTCGATAATCGCATCAGAAATGTTCCATGCATCATCATCTCCGAAATTAAAATGTCTCACGAAGAGATTGTAATATCTGAGAGATGCAAGCTCAGGCATGTACTTTGCAGCACACACAAGAAACACATATCTAGCACTAATTGAATGGTACCCACAATTGAGAATAGTTGTCATTGGGCAACCAGAAGGTTGCGAGTGCGTCCATGAGTAAACATCATCACTATTAATATGGATTGAATTAACAATTTCACACCACATAGATCGTCTCCTCATTCTGTCCTCAGCTGAACTATTTTCATAGAAAGCCTCAATGACATCAAGCATTCTCCAAAGTAGATCCGCATTCAATGTTCCATCATAGTTAGCAAAATCTCCGGCAATCACTTTCTTTCCAACTGCATTAAGTCCAGTTGCTAGTCGAGTCCAGTCGCGATCAAATGGGTTAATACCAACGCATGATTCATAACGAATTTTGTTCTTCATCATATGTGCGATAAATCCCATGAAATATTGTCTAAACAAGACTGTAAAAGCCATCTCTCCTACAGAGAAGAGACGAGTTTTACCTTCGTCAACTTTTGCAATTGGTCTTCGTTCATCTTTCATTGTATCGACCCAGTAAACAGATGGCCGATTATGAAGACATGTTTCTTTCATATCCTCATAAGCCTCCAAAAGTTCCGGATGTGACACATTGTATTCACCTTCCGATCCTAGCCATTTAGTCTTTCCTGCTCCTTCTTTCTCCCATCCATATCCTGGGGATGTGGATCGATTGATTCCTTGATAGAATTCATTACCCTCAATACCCTGAATTGCTTCAGCATATGTGAGAACTCGTCTATCAGCTTCATCAACCTGTCCAGTGACCATCTGAGTGTAGTGATGAACTGCACTATTGAGAAGGTTCTTATCCATCGTTTTAGGGGCAGGAGAAGCCTTCACTCGTGCTTTTGCCATCGGATCAACTTTCACTCCATCCTTCATGAAAGGCCCTAGATGAGCTGGTTTCATTGTCGGCGTAGCAATTACACCATGAACGGGAGATGGAACAATTGTCGATTTGAAATTGGCAAATACCTTTCGCGTTTCCTTTCCGTGGTACATGAAATTTCCAACAAAGGGAAGTCTCAAGTTCCACAACCATCCTTTCTCATCTTGAATCGGTTCAACATTGAGTTCCGAAGCGACTTTCATCACAGGAAACATCTTGGCGTCTTCGACACAGACAAGCTGACTCTCCAAGATTTTCAAAACATCCTGTGTGAGTGGTGTTCCAATACCGCAGTATTTTGAACCAGAATCACCAGCAGCATGAATACCAAAAATCTTATTCGCAAAATTGGGATCAAATGCAACAAGAACTGCTCCACAATCACCACTGGTGGTCTGAATCTCGTACTCAAAGTATTTTCTACAATGAGATACATAGTTCAGTCCCTCAATACCGATTGGTTCATCAATTGCTCTAACACTGTTAGAGAAGTATTGACGAAGAACAATTTCTTTTTGTGGCACATACCCAATAGCTGAAATAGACTTAAGGCTTGAAAACCGAGAAAAGTCACATCCTGTCATGAATTTGCTGCTAATGTCGGGATGTTGGTCGACCAATCGGGGCAATTCGAACATCATGACATCTTTGTCACCATGCATGTTATCATCTGGAATCACGACGCGATTCAATTCCCACAAGGTGAGTGGGAATCCATCAGGCTTATGTTTATTGATCATACGCCACTCCCTGATATGTTGCATACCTAGGAGATGACGATTGGCAATGGCAATCCGCCCTTTGATGACGAGTAGATTCATCGCGTGAATCCACTCATCTCCAGACTTATATTCCAGTTTGTACATGTTTCGGTACACTTTTGTCACAATCTCTGCTGCATTCTTATCAAGAATTGCTTGACCTTCAACTTCTCTCATCTCTGATGCAACTTCCTTCCGAATGGTTCCACCGTCGTTGACAAACTTCTGTAGATCTTCAAGGTTGTTAAATTGCCAAGCATCATGCTCATGTGTAGATGGTGATCGACAAGGACCTCCATGGCGAGCTAGATCGCAAATTTCCGCTTTCTTCGTTACCCTACCGCGAGACTTGTTATTATCATATAGTTCTCCTACAGAAATTGACTCACCTTGGAAATGAATCAACCAAGTAGGATCACAAACATAACAATATCCTTTCAGATTTCCATGTCCACCCTCACATGCATTATCGCACACTTTACAGAATCCACTAGCAACGCCATGTTTGCAAGGACCGCTCCAGAAGAATTCTGCTTTACGTCGTCTTCCTGCCACTGTTTTATCTGAATCATATCCTTCATGAGTGACAGACTTACCTTGAAGTCTATCATACCACGTTGGATCACAAATATAACAGTAACCATTTAGATTACCATGCCCTCCGAGACATGCTCTATCACACGTTACACAGAAACCGGATTCGATTCCATGTTCAGTGCAAGGACCTGAGAAGAACCACTCTGCGCGTCGTGAACGACGTGCTTGAGTTTTATCTGTTTCATAAGCCTCACTCTTCTGTGTGATAGCGCCTCTACGAGGAGTCACAAAGTAATTCCAAATCTTCTTAGAGAGATAGTACATGATACCAATTCCTGCAGCTGTAGCAAGCGCTACAAAGGTGTTGAAATTTGCCCAGGAAACAATAGTTTCCTTGATTTCAAACAACATCTTACCAATGAATGATCGATTAATCTGAGTTTCAATCCGATCCTCATACGGATTTGCTGTACAGTTGCAGAAGGTAAACCTTCCGCAGAATTTCTTGTCGAAGACTGCATTGAAAATACGTATTTTTTGATCATCAGTAACGCCTTGAAGAAAAGCATTATAGATTGCATCAGCGTACGCAGAATCAAAGTCAGGTGATTCTGTATGAACACAAGTCGAATGATAGAAACTATCATCTTCGTTGCTAATATGCAGATCACCCAAGTCAACGAATTGCGCTTTACTCACGTCTATCTTACTAAGGACTTTGTGTTGTCCGTTCTTTTCCACTCGATCAAAGAATCCCTGACCTTGTGCTCTCTTAGCTTTAGCCTCGGCGATACGTGTTGCGGTATAACCATTGATAAGATCATTGAATTCTGTGTGGTAGTCCTTATTGGACAATGTAGATTCAACAATCATGTCTGAGAACTCTCGGAACGACATTCCTTTCTTTATCACAACTCCTGAGACCTTGTCGATTTGATCGAACTGAATACAGTCTAGAATCGTCTCAAGTGTCAATTTCCCTTTCACAAGTTTAATCTTAGCATGATCCAAGATTTCGACTTGCTTATTGTTCTGTACATCGATGGTTGCGTACAAAGACTTGGGATATTGACGGAATTTATACTTCACACGCCGCATCACAGCTTCAAAATTGGTCAATGATCGGCAAGTGAAATTCGGTCTATTACTAGTCCAAATCACCGCCTTAGCATTGAAGTGTGTTTGACCTTTATCCTGAAGGGATGCCATGTTCAACATGTATTCCGCAGTATTTGACATTCGAATCGCTTCTAGAAATTCTTCATTCGGTCGGGTCTCTGAATCAACGATTGCTCCGAAATCATCGCAAACAACCACGTTTACTGCATTTCGATAACCATCCCAAAAATCTCGTCCAGGTTGACGATAATAAGTGAGAAGATTTACATCCTTGGGATCTTCTACACCTAGTGCCGCTTGAATGTCCGCTGTGAGACACGCAAGAATCGATGATTTTCCAGCACCCGAATCACCAAAAATGTGATAAATCGCCGGAGGCACACGAAGTGCAATCTGTCCTGCGGACACACCAGCTGCTTTATCTCTGAATGAATAAAGTAGCATCATCACCTTGTTCACATGATCACGTTTGACCTGCGGTGTTTTTGCAGAGTCCAACATCTTCGTAATGTTCAAACCTCTTTCAAATAGAGTGTCAACCTTCAACTTCATTGAAGGATCTGCTCTCAGTTTCTCCTCGAATCCCGGAACAATCTCCATGACTTGGTCGTACCATTCATTGACTTGTGCCCATTCATCGATTTGACGAGAATCACATCCGAACAACTTGACACGAATACAATCTATGACAGTTTCCACAAATTGTCGTCCAATGGTTGATACGTCCCCAACAGATCTAATCACACCGCCAATTTTCGCAAATCGGTTTATCAGCTCTGTGGGTTTATCTCCACCGGGAACAACTCGTAGAATTAGAGTCGTCAAAAAGACAGCCAAGGTACTCCCTGCAAGGGGAATAATCTCTGACAAGTCTCGCATCTGACCAACGACACGTCGTGTTGACAAGAGTTCTTTTCCTTTGACATAAGCATCCATACAGAATTCATAGAGATAACTCACAACCTCTGATGGAAGTGCCAATGTAGCAAGGAATTGAGTAATTGCCAAAACAACTGTCTCAAGATCGTTGTGTTTCCAAATCATTCGAATAGTACACATTCCAGAAATCAGAACACATTTCCACGAAATCTGTGGTGCGAGCACACACAGAGCCGAGGAAATAGTTTCAATTTGTTTCTCCAAGTGGGCGGAGAAACCATGCTTCATATTCACATCAAATCCAAACTGTCCGACGACTTTCCTGATTTCCATTTGCTTTTCAAGCGCATAGATCTTATCATGGATAGCCGCCAGATTGCGAGTCACTTGCCGCTTGTGAAAAGCGTCCCGAGCTACCCTTTGCTGTAGCTGCATGTCGATCCTTTGGAGATCACGTTCGATGGTTTCAACATTAACCTCGTTGACAGGGGTTCCAACTTCACCCTTGTTGGCAGGGGATCTTTGAGTAACTTTTTCCATAGTTACACGTAGATGTGGGAATATGTTGATTATACACTCAGAATAAAATTCCCCAAATTCAGAGTGCGCTCTACATTTGATCTTGCGACCTAAGATAGCGTAGTACTACCCTCCAGTATCAAGTTACTGGGACATCGGAGTTTCACCGTCATATAATAAATGATATAATTATAGTTAGCAAGGAGATCGTCCCAACGTTTATGGGGTCAAGCTTGTGCTCTATAAGTATTCGATATTATATCCATCTACAAAAGTTATTGTTCATTTATCAGAGGGACAGGCAAAGTTCATAACAATGAGAAACCTATAGTAAGTTTCAGCGATTTCTCGTGCGCTGAAATATTTACCTAATACTGTCGTAACAGTCTGAAAGAAATATTTTATAAATGTTTTGAAGGGGTGCGATAGGCTAACCTCGCATATAGCTCTCGTTACGGCGGGGCCGCGCAGAAATTGCTACCTGTGGCAGATCAATAACTACGATAGATTTTGACATGTCCTACCATGTTAAAATGTGGGTCCGGGAGTGCTCATAAGGCCTCC